TTAACAAAATGTGCGCGGTATGTGGAATGACCTTGGAATGGGTCTCCTATGAGAACGTTAAAGGGTTCAAGATCAGCCTTCAAACCAAGTTGGTATTCGTCCAGAATTCGGGTTTCAGCCTCTTGATTGTCACAAGTGTCAGTGGGTCGTTGAATGCCTGGATGGGCTAGTGTTTTGCCGTATGGTATCCCAAGGGTGTACGCCACAACAGATTGATGTGTGATCAACGTTTTAATGAGTGTAGATTTCCCGCAGCCTGGCACACCGTGAATAACAATAGGCTCCTCCAATGGTACTGTGGTGCGTTGGAACCCGCAGTTCGTGAGTAGTTGTATAAGTAGAGAGGTTTTCATTTCAAACACATTAGGAAACATAACTAAGCCACATGGTCGTTGAATGTCTAAATTAGAGACTAGACTAAGGTCAGTGCTAAGCTATGCTAATGTCAGCCTAAATTGTTAAATGCTAGTTAAAGCCTGGCGATGTCAGGGAACATGTCAGTTAACAGCGTGCCTCCATAGTCTGTTTGATTCGCGGGAACATTTGATTCAGACGTTTGCTGATTGTTCGCAGTGGTCATGTCATTACGGTCCGATCTGCTATCAAATGTGAAGTGATCGTCAATAATCTCAAGAGGCAAAATGACTCTGTCTGATTCGAAAGTAGATACCTTGATTGCCCGAGGATCTTGGATGAGTCTGTCTGATGTCACATGGAAAGTGGGTAAGTGTTCTCCTGAGCTAGGTGGCTGCATACCCTTCTTGATGAGAGTTCGAGTCACTAGCTGATGCTTAGCTAATTCATCTTCGTCAAATATGTCGTATAATTGGTCACCCAACCTATAGGCGAAGAGGTAGTCTATTGCATAGCTTCGTTTAACTTCTTCCACTTTGCCAAGACGCAGAGCGAGCTGCAGCGACTGATATAGTTGCACCGGAGACTTAACAATTCCATATTTAGTTAGCCTCCATCCGCAGAAGTCTGGTTTGTTTGTGACTAGTGGTTTGGCCTTCAGGGAGAAGAGTGGCTCAGAATATTTCCACCCGGGTCGCTCGTCACAAGCCTTGTCACGCACCAAGTCATCCCCTGCGTAACAGGCATTCACCGTCGGATCAAGTTGAAAACGGAGGGCGTCATAGGCTATGTTGCATTCAGTGTTAGCATCAAATGTTGGCCCCTCCCCGCTCAGCCTCATGACAGCTAGATTTCCAAGGAACGTTTTTGCATGCGTTTTGACGAATGCGTAGAAGTCAACTACCTCGTCCGGTAATCCAAAGTGTCGAGCTTTCCTCAGCTCAAAGTTGAGGAATGCAGCATCTTGTGATTGATCATATTGAGTGTAATCAGACGTGTAGTTGGGTCGCGAGAAATCCCACTTGGTGAGCACGAATGAATTAAACTGTTCTGGTGTCTTTTCGCACATCACAAAAACATTGTCGGGTTGGTGTCCCTCCCTCTTTTTACGTAGGTAGAGAGCCATGGTGGTAGTGAGCAAAACAGTTGATTGTTTGAAGGCAGATATAGTTTGTCCAGCCTTAA